GCGTCTCGTCGGTGTTGTCGTTCGTGCGAACGTGCAGCCTCCACGAGCGGACGCCGTCGCACAGCTGCACCAGGCGAGCGAGATTGCCCGCCAGCCACTTGTCGCAGTTGCGGGCAAGACCGACGAACGCCACGTCGGCATCACGCCAGGCGTCGACACCTCGCTCGTAATTCGCTCGGAAGTCCTCAACGAACACGTCTAACGGGTACAGCAGGTGATCCGGCGGAGACTCCATCACTCAGCCCTCGTGCTTCACGTGGTCACAGCAGGCAAAGCAGACAGCGTCGCACCACTCGACGCGACGCTCCAATTCGTCCAGTCGCACGCTGCCGTCGACTTTGCAGATTGCCTCGATGTCCTGATACGCAAACGTCACGCACTGATACAGCGAGCCGTCCGCTCCGACTGCCATGAGCTTGTCGTGCCGATTGCAGAGCTTCCCCTGCGGCGGCGGTCCAGCGAGGTAGACGTTGCCCGGCCCGAGGATCTGCTCCGCCGCCGCCTTGAGGTGCGACACGTCCGCCGGGCCATGCGTGTCAAGGTGCCAGTTGATTCCCGCCAGCGGCAGCGAGCGGAGGTACGCGAGCGTCTCGGCGAGCTTCTCAATCGTCGAGTCGGCAATCACGACCGTTGCCCGAGCAGGACAACCGCACTCCGCGAGCATACGGATGCTGCGGCTGTACGAGTCCTCCATGCCGCTGCACGGATGCCACGACGCAGTCCAGGCAACGCATCGCTCGAGGGCACCCGTGGCGATGAGCCGCTGAATCGCCGTGCTCATCAGCGTGTTGCTCGTGATCGCCCAGCGGTGCGGAATCGCCGCGAGGATCTCGGGCAGGTCAAGACGCATCAGCGCCTCGCCGCCGCTGATCTCCAGGTGCCCGCCCATCGCGTCGTAGTTGGCGGCGAAGAACGCGACGAGGTCCGCAGCTGGGGCACGCTCGTCGGACGACGTGATCTTGCTGTCAAAGATCAGGCGGTTCGTTTGCTTGTCGATTGAGTATGGACAGTAGGGGCATTTTCGGCCGTAGCTCTGACCTGGCGAGTAGGACTGACAATTCCACGATGGGAACCAGACGAGCTTCATTGGGTCCGCACGGTAGTCCGTGCCTCCTCTATCACTCTGACTCCCAACCTTGAATCACTGACGAGAGCGTTTTTTCTATTGAGCGATACGCCTTCTGATCAATCACGACCAACTTGTGCTGCGGATAGAACTTAGCAAAACGCTTGAGCTTTCCCTTGCTTGCGGAGTCCATCCACCCCTTAACTTCGTGGAACGCAACAGTCCCGTCTTTCTCGACAACCTTGAAGTCAGGTTTGTACGTGTATGGCCCTCGCCCAACACCATCAAAACGAAAAGTGGTTGGCTCATACTCCCATGCCGCTATATCACCACGCTGCTCAAGCCACTTGAGGTATCTGGCGTAGTTGGCTTCCCATCTGCTCCTGACGAAGAATCCAAGGTCTTCTCGAATGCCTCTTCGGCAACGGCTGTAGACGTTTTGGCCTTTGTTGAATGCCTGGGCAGCACACCCAGTGCCGTAACGCGCAATGTTTGTTGCGGCCTGTTTTTGCCTGCGAAGCTCAAGAAGAACAGGCTTGCCCTTAAGATCATCCCAATGCTTCGCAGATTTCTTGCCGATTCTCTTTTTGGTATTTGCTGAGTGCTTTAGGCCAAGAGATCCTCGCGGGTGTCCATGCTGCTTAATCGCTTCTGAGGTTCTTTCGGACATGACTTGACGAAATGACTTCGTAACCACTGGCCTTGCCTTGTTGGTCAAGCCAAGTGCCTTTGCCTTGCGGCTGATATTTGACTTCAGCCTTCCAAGATCCGCTGCAAGGCAATCCAAGCCCAGCGTGTCCTTGCCTTTCGCTTCAGGTCGCAAGTACCACGCGATCAGTTTTGAAAGTTCTTCGTCCGACCACGAGTCATCGCGTTTAGTCCAGCCGCGAGCGCTGCAAGCGTTACGCACTGCGTGATGGCTTTTGCCAAGCATGTCGGCAATCTGTTTGTGCGTGTGCGTCTTGTAATGCTGCTTGATTATTTCCAGCTCTTTTTTTGTCATCGCCATACGCACAGTTTCCAGCATGAGTGAATAAGCAAACCCGGCCGAGCGAACCCGCCCCGCGTCGAGACTCGCGGCCTCGGCTGCGGGACGGGCTCGCCGGCAACGGTGAACGTCACAGGACGCATGGTCACTCGTACCGCACGACCGCGATCCAGCCGCGACGCGCCGGGCACCACGCGGTGCCGATCTCGCGGACGCGCCTCGTGCCCCAGAAGCACGCCGAGCGGCACGCATGGTCAGGGCTCGAGGTGCTGAACCCCAGCCCCTCGTAGCCGCCACCGCGGCGGTTGCAGTGCGAGAACGTGTTGGTGGCTGCAAGATGCGCCGCATGGGCATCCGCCGACACGACGGTCACGCTACGCGGCGTGCTGACAACGACGCTGGTGGGTGCGTCACTGTGAACCACGACACGCTGCGGACGCAGCAGGCTGCATCGTCCGTTGATGCAGACAGTGTCGGCGTGAGCCGCCGAGCAGAGCAGGGCGGCAAGAGCAAGAAGTGCGAAACGCATGGCAATCCTCCGTGAGCCAGGCCGCACTGCGCGGCCTCATGCGAATCACGGTAGATGCCGCGTCAAGCGGATGGCGGCTCGGGAAGAGGCATCCAGTGGGTGTACCTGCCCTCGCTAAAAGGCACGGCGAGGTCGCCGCCCTCGTTAACGTGATGCGGGAGGCAAAAGCGACCCGCTGACACTGGCCACCGCTCGTCTGGGCGGAACCACAACACAAGACAATCCTCTTCCGGCAACCGCTCGCTCACCGGAATCCATCGCAATCCGGCTAGTGAAACGCTGCCGCTGATCTTTTCGTCTTCGAGGATGCAGTCGATCGTAGTGTCGGACAGTTCACTGAGGCTCAATCCATCTGGGCCAAACTTGGACATTGATTCGGCATTGAAGCTTTCTCGGCTTACGGCAAAGCCCTCAGCAAAAAAACAAGCCGCCAACTCTCTGATGGTTTGCATCTCTTTCTTGCTCATAACCCACAACCTTTCTACGTAATCCGGCCCTGCCGCTGCCACGCGACGAATGATACCCGACGCCACGGGACAGGGCGGAAGCGTGCTTGGCCAAATGGGATAATCGTTCACGTCAGCCGCTTCAGCAGCTTGCTGAGCGTGACGGCAAACTCGTGCGGCGGTTCATCATCGCTGTGAATATCAGCAAAGAACTCCACCGCCTCCCGCTCCTCGGCGGTGAGCGTGTAAGAAACTTCTGCCCGTTTTTCTTTCGGCATCGGTTCCGTACCACCACGCTCGCGGAGCATGGCGTCGGCCGTCTCGTAGGAGAGACGCGCCCAGTACTCCAACGCACGATCCTTATCGGTCGGCGCGGCCAGCAGCCCCGTCAAAGCAGCGGCGGCGAACGTGTCGAGGTCAGTCATCGCATCGCCCTCATCTCTGCCATGTGGCGTTCCCGAATCTCTGCGGCCCGCTCTCGGATCTGGTCCGGCGTCGGGTCGTTCTCAAAGATTTCCCTCGTCGGTCGCTGCCTGTTGGGCAGCTTGTGCCTCATCTTGAGGTCATGCACGTAGCTCTCGCTGCACCCAAGGGCGGCGGCGATCTCCGTGTAGGAGTCGCCGCGCGCCCACATCTGATGCAGCTGCAACGGGCAGTATTGCACCGGGTACGGCATCGTCAGTCCTTCGCCAGCGGCATGATGACGCCCGTGTGGTCACCGCAACGCAGCACGACGGCGGACTGCTCGTCAACGGCCTCGACCTCAACCTCGGGCTCGGCGTCACCGCTGATGCCGTTCAACCACTCCACGACGAAGGTCGGGTCGAGCTTCACCGAGCACGAGTCTCCAGCCTCCACGACGTCGCAGGTGACGCTCGACTCGCCGCACTCGGCCGACTGCCCGTGCAGCCAGATGCCGGTGTTCGCAAACGTGTAGTCGACTCCCTTGCTGTTCTCGCTGGTCACGATGGCAGCCGCTCGAGTCGCCGCCATGAGCGCCGCCCTGTCAACGGTCGTGGCCTTGGCGTCACGCTCAGGGATGACTTTCCGCCAATCGGGGAACCGCCCATCGACAAGCCTGGCGGTCACGACTGTGCCGCCGATGGTCGCCACGATCTCGCTGGGCGTGGCCTCAAGCTGCACCGCAGCGTCGCCAGCGTTGCCCGCGAGACGCGAGATGATGCCCATCGCACGGGCCGGCACCAGCGTCTGCGAGTCATCCACCGCCAAGTCATGCTCGGCAGCGAACGACGAGAGACGCCGCCCGTCCGTCGCCACCAGCGTGACGGTGTCGCCCTTCACCTCCACCAGCACAGCCCCCAGCGCGTAGCGGCTGGACTCGTTGTCCGTCGCGAATACGGTGCCACGCACGGCACGACAGAACTGGTCAGCCGGCAGGCGGGTCACGCTCCTGGCGTTCGTCGGCATCCACGCCGGATACTCGGCCGCGTCCTCGGTCGGCAGCGTCCACTCGCCGTGGCCAGCACGGACGATGCACGTGGTGCCGTTGGGGATCAGCGTCACCTCGTCGCCCGTGGCGTTGGCTACGATGGCCTGCAGCCTGTCCTTCGGCAGCAGCAGCGCCGGCCCGTCGTAGGCAATGGCTGCGTCGATTCTGACGTCGCCATCACTCCCAGACAGGACCGCGCCCGACAGGAGCACGTTCTGGAGCACGGGCCGCGGGCTTCTTGCCGGGACAGCCGGTGCCACGGCAGCGAGCGCCGCCTTGAGATCCCTGGTGGACAGGCTGATGCCACCATCCGCTTTCTTTCGTCGTTCCTTCGTCATCGTCATGCTGCACATCCTTTCGCAGAGAGGTACCCATCAACACGCCGCAGGAAAACGCTCCTGCGGTGAGAATCATTCCCGTCACGAGTAGAGCCAGGTCTTCGGTGGTCACGATGTCATCCTCGCTTCCGCTTCAAGAATCGCCCGCCCGATGACTTCGACGACTTGCGGGACGACGGCGTTTCCGAGGCATCTAAGGCGGTCCACCCGAGAGGGAACCCCATGAGCCACTCGACCCACGTCGGGTTCAGACTCCCACCAGCCACCGCATTGAGCGGCAGGCTGTTGCGCTCGTACTGACTCGGGCCGCCGTTGTTGCTGGCGTCCTGAGCGGTGGGCGTCGGTAGCATCTGCACTGCGTCGGCAAGATTTGCCCCGCCCACAAGCCTCCCTGCCGACAATGCCTTGCTCGGCCGATAGAGCCCGTTCCCTATCTGAACGCAGCCTCGCCCCGCCTGCACGTCCGTCGTTCTGGGCGTCGGCCACATAGCTGACCGCAAATTCCGGCACGCCACGCCGCGACTCATCATCGACGGGCACATCTGGTTGGCCTTCGTCGTTGGCGTTGGATACATGGTCACAAACCGATCTAGCGAGACAGTCTTGTTTGTCTCGTAGTTCAGCGTCTCGGATGACGTTGACTTCCGGCTGATGTGATCGGATGCCGTAGGAGTCGGAACGTGATGCGTCGGCTTGTGAACCAAGCCAGCCACGAACGCCGACGATCCACACTCGTTCCCGCCTGTGCGGCGCACCAACGGCTGAAGCTGGAATAACGTGCCACTCCGCGTCATACCCGAGCGAGGAAAGGTCACCGAGAACGGTTCCCATCCCCCGAGTAAGGAGCGCTGCGACGTTCTCCACGATGACGTAGCGGGGTCGTAGCTCGCCAATGATCCGAGCGAACTCGTGCCAAAGACCTGACCGCGCTCCTGCGAGTCCGGCTCCCTTGCCTGCAACGCTGATGTCTTGGCAGGGGAAGCCGCCGCAGATGAGGTCGACGCTGAAATCCTGTGTGTGTGTGTGTGTGTGTGTTGGCGGGAATGTCCGCACATCGTCGTGTCGTCGCACGTCGGGCCAGTGCTTGTTGAGGACTGCTCTTGCATACGGGTCAATCTCCACTTGCCACTTGCACGTCATCCCTGCTCGCTCAAGACCGAGCGAAAAGCCACCGATACCTGCGAACAATTCGCCAAACGTCACAGCTCGGCCTCCGTTCGCTCTATGGTCTGTGCCAGCCTGCAGCACCTGTCCAGCGTCACGCTCAGCGTCTTCGCAGCCACCTCGAGCAGCAGGCGGTCGTCGTCCGAGACGTCCTCGTCCCAGCTGCGTTGCTCAAGCGCCTGCACGACGTCCAGCGGCGCGGGAAGGTAGATCCACTCGGGGCGGCTCATGCGTCACCTGGCACGACGCGGATGGTGCGGCTCTGCCCTTCCTGCCAGGTGATGCGGCCTTTTCGGCGTAACGCCTTCAAGTGGCACACCATGCCGTTCACGGTGGTTTTGTAGTTGTGCGAAATCTCGCGCACGGTCGGCGAGAAGCCGTGCGTGTCGATCCAGCCCTCGATGAACTCAAGGACGTCCTGCTGGCGGGGCGTCAGGGTGTTCGTGCTGGTGCTGCTCATGTGTCCTCGTCCTTGAGTTTGAGTGCCGTGGCAAGCGCCGTGGCGGCGCCGCCTTGCCTTTGGTCGCGACGCCAAGCCTCGTACTCAATGTCGGACATGGAACGATTAGCGTCGCTTCGGAAATACCTCCGCTTCGCCTGGTCAACTGGCGGCGGGCGCTCTGGTGGCTGCCCTCGCTTTTGCTTGGCGTTGTCGAACTCGCCAGCAAGGATGCGGTCGACGAACTCGAAGAACTTGGTCACCGCCAAGGGATGCTCAAAGAACTTGCAGGAAGGCAGCTTGGCGACAGCTTGCAACGCCCTATCGAGCCACCCAGGCGACGCGGCAAGGTCTACCCATCCATCCGGTGCCACGAGAGGAGTCCACCGTGCGGCCCGCTCTGTGACGTTCCAGACGGCTACGAATCGATTCCACTCGTCACCGGCCCAACCTGGCTTCAGAAATTCGCTGCCGTCCCTGTGTGTGTGTGTATTTAAGAACGAATCCGAATCAGAAACCGAAACCGAAACCCCCCGGTTTTGCTTGTCGTTTTGCTTGGGTTTTGCTTTCGGTTTGCTTCCACCTTTGCTTCCGCTTTGCTTGCGTGACTCGCTCAATTCCGCGAGCCTGGCAATGCGGCGGCTGAACAAAACACCGCGTGAATCGCGGGAAAGAACGCCACTTTTCTCCAGTTCTGACAGGGCAGCCAGCTTTTCCTCGCGCGAGCCGCCAGAAACCGCGTCGGCAATCTGCTCGTCAGTCCGTGGCGTGCCGTCAGGGTTGCTTGCGTATCCCTGCTCGCTTGCTTCAAACAAGATGCAAAGCAAATCAACAAGCAAACCTCTAGCAAAAAGCGAGCAAAACCTTAGCTCTGGATCTTTCATCCAGTCGCCCGTGAAGAACCAGAAGCCTGGGGACTTAGCCATCCGTGGCCCTCCTACGTTGCCATGCCGCACGTCAACGAGACGCCGCAGTGAGTCGCTGCGAACATTTCAAGCATGGCCTTGTTGAGTTTTCGCCGCTTTTGCTGGCGTGATTGATTGCCACGAATATCGCTATCGCGTGCTTCCGCTTCAGCGAATCGCTGATAAACAAACTCGCTCGGAAGTGATTCAAGCACCTCCAATACCTTTGCTTTTGCCCGAACAGAAATGCGGCCTCGGTGGTAACTCGATATGCGACCGAGAATCGGCACTTGCTTGTTCATGTCAGGCTGTAGGAACCAAATGAAATACGACTCAACAAAATCCAGGTCGTGCCTCGCAAACCTCAGAAATGTTGACCGATCAAAAGACTTGTTGAGACAGTGATCGGCGGCACGCGACAAAACACAGAGCGCTTGGCCGACGTACACAATGCGGTCGTGTTTCCATAAGAAATAAACGCCTGAGCGTGATCTTGGGTCTTTGTTCGTGCTACTAAGCCCGAGGTCATTTCCAAACATCACACACACCTCCATTCCCTCTCGCCCCGTCCGCTCGCGCTCTCCACGACGCGGCCCGTGGCGACGATCCTGCCAGCCTTGGCAAGCTCGGGCAGCCGCTTGTTGATCTGATGCGCCAGCAGCCCGCACCGCGCCGCGATGCCGCTGGCTCCCGCCGGGCCGTGCGCCAGCGCCTCGAGGATCGCTTGGTGGTGCTCGCCCGCGAACGATCGCGCCGAGCGTGCCGCCTCGTGCGATGTCTGCGGGTCAGACTTGCGTGCCGCCGGCTGGGCGAACAGCGGTAGCGAATCAACGGCCGTAGAAAAATAATCGCTCACAGCCCATCTCCTTTCCGTGCCTCGATCAGCTCCAGCGTCCGCGACAACGCGATGCACCGTTCACGCAGCTCCTCGTTCTCGCAGTCGATCTTGAGCAGCACCGACAGCACGCCGTCGGCGTTGCGGGCCAGGTCGCCGTCAGAAAACCGTGCAAAGAACGACAGCCAGGTGCAGGCGTCGTCTAGGTCGCGGACGGGGCGGGGGCGTCTGCTCATGCCACGGCCTCCGTGTCGAATAGCGTGCGTGCAGGCTTCGCGGGCTTCTTCTTGGCAGCCTTTTCAGCCTTCTCGGCTGCCCTGCGTGTGTCGCGAATGCGGATGTATTCGCCGTAGGCGTCGCTCTTCGGCTGTGCCTGCCCCAGCCCCTTGCACCAGTAGTCATTCCGCAGAAGCACCTTGCACATGCGACGCCACGACGGAGCCCAGCACTTGGCCTCAAGCTCTGGCGGCGCTTCGTCAGGGATCGCCGAGTAGCCCCGCTGATGCCAGCCCCAAATAAACTTCTTGAACCTGGCCAGATAGTGATCTCGCGTCTTTCTCGGCATGGTCTGCAACAGCAGGTTGCAGAACGAACGCCATGTGTGCCCGTCTGGCTTTGTGATCTTGTGATAGCCAGTGACGTTGCCACGCTCCTCGACGTAGAGCGCCCCACTGTTGGCACCGTTCACGCGGGCGACGAGCTTGAACCACGTCTGCGGTTCCAGAATGTGGTACAGCCACAGCCCGCGGCGCTGGTCGTCGCCGAACGGCTGGCAGAGTCGCTGCTGCGACAGCTTCACGCCGGCCTGGTGCATCCGGTCGTAGATAGCGTTGTGCGGCTTGTCGGGATACTTGGCATGAAACCGCCAAATGTCCTCGGTCAGCCAATCGTAGATCGGGTAGACGTTGTAGACCTTGTCAACGATGTTCGTCGTCCAGCGGCGTCCGCCAAGCGTCTTGCCACGCTTCTCCCACGTTGCAATCGCACAGTAGCGGTGCAGGCTTTCTTGAGCGCGAATGCCAATGAATCCGGCAGTGAGCTCGCCCTGCCCATACCACTCTCCGAAAAGCACGATGAACTCCTCAAACTCCATGCCAGCGACGGCGAACGGATAGTCGGCCTCGGTCTTGCAGCCCCACGGCTTGTCGCGAATCCACGCCTCTCGCTTGTCAACGTCCCAGCACTTCCACCGCGGCTCGTAGTTCGTCACGGCGTTGCGGAGCAGCATGGGCATACAGATCCAGTGCGGATCGATGTGCCTCTGGTACATGGTGAACATCTCGTCAATGTGTTCGATCGTGTCGGCGTACTGGGCCTCAAAGTCGATGAACATCACCGCTACCTTGCGGTCGCGGCGGACTGCCTCCTCCATTACGAGGTGCATCATCACGCTGGAATCCTTGCCGCCACTGAAGGCGACGTAGATGCGCTGGAAGTTATCGAACGTCTCGGCAATGCGACGGCGTGCAGCCGTCAGCACATCAACGTCCCGATATCGCTTGACTCCCATCAGTAAATCTCCATCTCGCGGTCTGGTGCTGCCGTGTCCATGTCAACCGGCTTCCGTCCGTTCGACTTCAGCCACTTGTTGAGTGCCTGCAACGCAGCCTTGTTGGCTGCCTCCTGCTGCTCCTGCGTCAGAAGGTAGAAGCCGCCTCGATAGACAGCCGGAATCCCGAGCGAGTAGCAGGTAGCAGCCTGTCCGAGCCACGCAATGCGATTCATCGCTGCATTGGTGAGGTAGTGCTCGCAGCTGTGCTTCCACTCTGACACGACGCCGGCAAGTGCCTTCTTGAACTTCGGAATGTCGGCCAGGAGGTCACGCATGGCTTCCTCGCAGTCGGCCTTGGTCATGCCGTCCTTGGTCGTGGCGTAGAAACCAGCCTTGTGGCACTCCCACTTTTCGTAGGTGTGAAACACTCGCCCATCGTCGGACGTGTTTACGGTGCGGAAGTTTTCCGTCTCCTCGCCATAGGTTTGGATGTCGTCGGTCAACTCTCGGAAGTCAGCCTCGGTGACACTGCCCTCGACGTCCCATGACTTGCTGAACTCCTGATCGCTGAACAGTTCTGCCAGGCCGCTGATCTGGCAAAGCCGCAGGATTTCGTCCTGATCCATGCCAAGCTCGCGGGCGATCTTCTCGTCGGACCAGTTGCGGCGCTTCAGCTCTACAACGATCTCGCTCATCGCGGCTACGGCGTGCTTTCCTCGAGCGCGGTTGTGGCGAATCGTTGACGCAATGCGGTCGCCGCGGTCCTGCCGGTCAGAGTTGATGACCGCCAGGGGGAGATATCCGCGGATGCGTGACCGCACCTCAATGCACTCGCGACCGATACGGTTGCGGTGAAAGCCGTCAACCACCTCGTGCATGGTCTCGCGACGCCACGCCACGACAGGCTGCGTATAGCCGTCCTCGAGGATCGACAGTCGCAGCAGCTCCATCTCTGGCGGCGCGACGCTGTTGGGGTTGTAGTCGTTGGCTTGAATGTTCTCGGTGTGTACCCACTGGATGCAGTCAACGGGCTCGCGGGCAAAAGGCCCAGCATCGTGCATCATCCGCCTGGCGGCATTCAGTTCTTCAATCTGCTGGGCAAGCGGCAGAGCTCGCAGCTTGTCGCACCACTGGGCAATTAGGTCGAGCATCATGTGTCACGCTTCCTTTCGTGTGTATTTGCCCGGTTACGCCGGGCGCGGTCGCATCACCCGTTGGAGTCAGGCTGCGGCTGGGCGGTTACTCGCCACCATTCCCTTGGCGACCACTGCGGCCCGCGTGATGCAGCCGCTACGGGCAATGGCGTGCCTCGGCGAATGTCAGTCTCCTGTCCAGACGACGTCAGGCTGCCGCTGCGGCGGCGGCTCGTACTGGTGCAACCTCTTCGCCAGGGCGTCAACCTTGTCCTTCAGAGCCTCCTCGCGGAGGTACGCATCTCGCGACCTTGAATCCAGCGAACGAATGAACGACGCCATGTCGGGCCTGGCCTGCCGCTCGAGGTACTCCGCGATGACGCTGGCGTCGATGGTCAGGGGCTCAGGCATTCGTCACCTCCTCGGGCTCGCTCATCAGGATCTCGACGCGGCCCATCAGCAGCTTCGTCAGCTCGGCAAACTCGTCGTCGCTGATCTCGCCGCCGTCGTGGTAGACGTCGAGCTTGCTGCGGAGCGCCTCGCACGCCTCAATCGTCGCGGCGGAACCGATGGCTAGGCGGCCCGCGTCGGCGCGAGACCGCTTGATCTCGGGCGCGTGCTTGGGCTTGAGCGGCACAACCGTCTCGGTCGTGTCGAACTTGGGCCGCACAACCACGGGCTCGCGGACGGGCTCGGGCGTGGGGTAGTCCTGGGCCTCCTCCGCAGTCACGAGTCCCTTCAGCACGTCAGGGAAGGCGTCACGCAGGGCGAAACCACGAGCCCGCAGTTGCAGCATCCTCTTGGGGTACTGCGTCCACGGGCCAGCCTTACCCCACAGGCCTGCTTTCTTGGCGTCGGCAACGCTGAATCGCACAACGGTCGGCTTTGGGTAGCCTCGACGCTTGGCGGTGCAGGTCGCAACCAGCGTTTCGCCTTCCTTGCCTTCCTCAATCTCCTCAACCACGTACTCGCAGACCGGGCTGCTCTGCACCAAGGCAAGGGCAGCGTCACCCCAGATGCTCGGTCGTCCGTTGATAACGGCAATGCACTGAAGGCTCTGCATCGGGCCGAGGCCCAATTCCGCACCGTGCTGGATCGCCAGAAGGCACGACTCAGGCTTGCCCTTGAAATCCTTGGGCGCGAAATCCGATGCCGCCACCATCTTGGCGAACCGGAAAGCGTCGTCGAACGATTGCAGCGCCAATCCTGTTGCAGCACGCTGCGTGCTGATTTCCGTGCTCATCTCTGCGTCCTTTCGTGAAGTGGTGTGGTTAGTGGGCTTCGCCGTTCATATCCCGCCACGTGCCAGCCGGGTCGGCCTTTGGCTGTGTGGCAATGCTCTCGACTGCGGCGGTCAGACGCTCAAGCGTGGCCTGCATAAACGAGATGCCGTTGTTGATCTCGCACAGGGCGACAACGGCACCTTCAAGGCGGCGGTCAGCGGCGTGCGAATCGACAGCCGCTGGCCTCGTTGATGGCTTGTCGTTTGCCAGCACCTTTCTGGCTGCATCGGCATCAACCCACACGGGGCCAGTGCGGTCGTCGGTGCTCCGCATCAACTTCACAGCCTCAATCATGCCGTCGGTGTGAGCGTCACTCAGCTTCTTCTGGTCTGTGAGCGAGTCCGCCAGCACGGAGATTCGCTTGAATCCAGCCGGCACCTGCGACTCATCGGTGATGACCTTAGTTCGATACTTCCTCATCTCTCGCGTCCTTTCGTGAATGAATGCCCGGCTCCGCGTCCTGCTCGCCGGGTGGTATTGCGTCCCTGCTGCTCGGGCTCCGCCCGACTCCTTCCGCCCGCTGCGTCCTGCTCGCAGGCGGTCCTTCCTCAAAACGTGATGTCTCTCACGGGCACCGACAGCCACGCCCCGCCGACGTCAATGCAGGCGTCGCCGTTGTCGAAAAACCAATCGATCCTGCCGCTCCAGGGCTTGCCGCAAGACACGCCTGACACGTAGTCGCCGACGGCGTAGGTGCGGGTGAGGGCCGACGGCATCGTGTGGTCGGCCATTCCGGCCACGGCAGCGAGGTATTCCGATCTGTGCGGGTCCATGGGGGCGGTCTCCGTTTGTGGTGGGGCAAGCCTATACAGCCGTACACTAGAGTCAAGCGTCAGAAAACACTGGAAAACAAGGTGTGGAGCGGTTTGTGTTTGTTGGATTTCTGTCTACTGGTTTGCTAACGCCTGCGTTAGTTGCGTCGAGCAAGATAACGCCTGCGTTAGTTCCGTCAAGAGAAGAATCTGCCGATTGTCGAAACCAGCAGGTCAATGCCGTGGGCTATTGCCTGCGCCGTGCTCGAGTCCGTGCCAAGTTCCTGGCCGAGGCGGACAAGGACGAGCGATTGAATCAGCGAGTCGATGCGGCGTTTCATGCTGGCCCTCCTTGGCCGAAAGAATCCTGTGTGCGCAAAGCAATTTATTTCGTGCGATTGAGCAAGCCTTGAAGCGTGGCGACTATGCCTTGAACATCGTTCTGGTGGGATACGCAATATTCTTCCGCCCACTCCTGATAGACGCCGACAACACACTCCACTGCAGCAAGTTCTTGTGCAGTAAGCGGAGATTTTAGGTGCTTCCACTGACTGACCTTCACTGCCAGCAAGTCACGCTCATCAAGAGCACGCCTCAAAGCAAACTTGAGGTCAGCAATCTGTTGACAAAAGCCTTCCCGCTCAAGTTGGTCAGCCATTTCAGCGTGCCTCAGTTTTGTGTTTTCTCAAGTTTTTGCCGCCGTGCATTGCAATCATTGAAGATTTTGCCATCCGGCCCAATTGCCGGATGGCTGGGTTCGCTTTCAGAGTTGACGGCCAAGGTAGCAGCCGGAAGCCTTCATCGCCGCAACACTTCCCCAGTGGATGCACTGGTTGCGAACGCAGAGTGCTGTGTTGTGCCAGCTGCCGTAGCAGTCAGGCCACCGATAGGCCGCCTTCGCCATCGCGTCGAATTGCTGGCGGGTAAATCCAAGGCTGATGACTTCGTTGCGAAGGGCTTGGCACTTGTTCTTGGTTGCGGTCGTCATTGTTTCGTCTCCGGCTGGCGTTGCGTCAGGTCTCAATCGCCTGACACCCACATACTAGCGTTATCGTTAGTTCTTGCAAGGGGGAAACAGGAATTTTTTTCGGATTTTTCAAAACCCTGCGTTTCAGCGGGTTTTCTTGCGTTTGGCTGGCTTTTTCGGAGCGTCGCGCCGCCCGACAGACCGGACAGTCAGGGTGCCCTTGAGGGCTTCCGCGTCGGATCGGCGAATCAGCCAGGCTCGAGCGCCGGCCTTCCAACCGTCCAACCTGCCATCGCCAAGCAGCAGACGCACCCAGCCTTGGGTGCAGCCAGCCAATGCGGCTGCCTCGGCAACGGTAATCCACTCACGATCTGGTGATGCCACAGCAACCATGCCCCGATACTAACGGCTGCGTTAGCCAAGTCAAGCAAATCAGCCGTAAAAAAGCCTAATTTGCCAGCCGCAGGTTCCCGCCCGTATCGTGCAGTAGTGAACAGAACCTAAGTGGAGGATAGGGTCTTGAACATCCGTACACTATCATGGCACGGACGCCAAAGAGAGGAGCCATGCCATGACAGAGTCCAGACTACTCAGAGAAATCTACGAGAACGAGTACGCCGTCCTGCGAGCCCATAACGCAGGGTGCCGGCACCAATACCGCATGACTTTGCAGCGGTGGGCCGAGCAGCTCGGCCGGGAGCCGACCGTGGATGACCTAGATGACTTGACCGTCCAGCGGTACATCGCCAGCCGCAGAGCCGTGGTCAAGGCTGCGACTGCCCGCAAAGATCGCAATCAGATAGCCGCATTGCACCGCTACTGTGCCGCGCGTCGCTACACGGAGCAGTTCCCGACGTACCCGCAGATCAGAGCACCTGGACGCATACCGCGTGCGTACACGGTCGACGACGTCTCTGCCCTGCTCCGAGAGGCTTTGCGGAAGCGACCGCCTATACGCGGCACCACGCTGCAGCCGCACATGTTCCTGTCAACGCTGGTCCGGTGTTGTTGGGAGACAGCCGAGCGGATCGGTGCTCACCTGGCACTGGAGTGGCAGGACGTTGACCTAGCTGGGCGGTACGTGGTGTTTCGTGCCGAGGGCCGCAAAGGAGCCACGCGGGACATCATGCGGCCCATCTCGCATGACCTTGCCGGATGGATGGAGCAGATCCGTGCGGCAGAGAGCGAAAGCGTCTGGCCGTGGCACGCCGACAAGAGCACGCTGTGGCATCACTTCAAGGGTCTTTGCAAGCGGGCTGGCGTCGTGAACCGAGGCTTCCACGGCCTGCGTAAGTCCGCTGCCAGCTACATCGCAGCCGCCGGTGGCGATGCCACCCAGCTGCTCGACCACAGCAACCCGGCAATCACCAAGCGCCACTACCTAGACGAGACGATTGCCAAGCCCAAGCAGACGGCGATAGACCTCCTGCCCACGCTCGACCTCACCGACAAACCGCCGGAAAACCCGGCGGCGTGAATCATTGCTAGACTTTCAAACCACAGAAAAGGAGCGAACCGATGGCGAAAAAGAAAAAGTCCGCGAAAGTCAAGGTACCGAGCATGGGCATGGCTGTCGTCCCTGCTGGCTGGAGCCTTGGCACTGATTGGCAAGTAGTGCAGATCATTCCCGCCACAGGCTATTGGGCGACGTACAAGGATGGCGGGAGGGAGCCAGTTGTGGCGTGGGCGATGCAGTGTCGCGTACTTAGAGAAGAAGAGCGTGGAGATTGGGGCGATGACGAAGTCGCGCCAGGATTTATCAGCCGCGTAATAGGGATTGTCGCGTGCGGTAGATCCCCCTGTCTGTACGAAGCAGACAGCGACTTTTTAGTCGACAGCGACGACGACTTCACTGGCTACGAGTATGACCGTTGAGCTAGAGCTCGTGCGACGACAGAAGCCATCGCGGCTGGCCTATCGCACGAGGCCCAGAATCCACTCCCGGTACAGGCTGACGCGGGTGTGAGCGGTCTCTTCGCCTTGGCGGCTCTTCAGCGTCGAACCCTTCGGGGCCATCGTGAAGCTGTTCACGCCGGCCAGCTTGCCGTTGGCGAACAGCGGGCCGCCGGAGTCGCCGGGAGAAATGCAGAATTCAAGCGTGCTTGTGCCGCACGCCGCATGGCACACGATGAGGCTCCTGTCGAACCTCTCGATCGTCTGTGTCCCGGCTCGCAGCCTGCCGTCGTGGTCCGTGTGCCCCTCGGTCAGCCGTCCGTGCAGCCCGTAGCCGGCGATGCTGACCACCTGGCCGACGTGCTCGTCGCCGTTCGACAGGGCAGGGAAGAAGTCCAGCTCGAGCGGCTCGTCGCAGCGGACCAGAGCGAGGTCGTGCAGCCCGTGCACGTCACGCTGCCAATCGGGATGGATCACGACCGTCGCCGCAGCCCGCGGCAGCGTCCCCGACGTCACGATGACATCGGTGCAGCCATGCACTACATGAGCCGCGGTGATGGCCCAGTGCGGCGACAGTAGCGTACAGGACGCAGAGGCCCGCCTGCCGTCCCCGCCGACGCCGCTGATGCGAGCCGTATACGTTGAGAACGACCGCCCGTACTCGACATACCGGGCGTCGGGCACGGCATCGTCGGTCGTGCCGGCCACCAGCGGCGAGCACAGCACAGCGATGATGATGGCGGCACGCATTGCCGCAGCATCGCGAAAGTGTCAAGCCGGGCGGGGGCGACCAGGGTGGAAAGGAGGGCACCCCGGCCGCCGCGCCCGCCCGGCTCACTCAGGCACGCCCGCCAACGCTGGCAGCGGCCTACGAATCTCGTCACGTCTCGCCAGCTCTACCGTGAGGTGATTCACCTCCGCGAGCAGCCGCTTCCGCTCGGCTAGGCATCGCAGCACCATGCCGGCGAGAGTACCGCTCGTGCCCGTAAACGCACCGCAGAATCGACGAGCAGCGTGCTCCATCGACTGCACCTCGTCGTCGCTGAGAGTCACGCTCACGAGAAATCCTTCCACTCGTCGTCATCATCGTCGAGGTCGGCCCGCATCGCCTTGACCTCGGCGGAGATGCCCTGCAGGTGAGCAACAGCCGCCGTCGCGAATAGCGTATGCGTCGTGGCAATCTCGCTCACCGCCCTGGCGATCGCCAGCACGTCCTGCTCGAGAGCGGACACGCGAGCCTCTAGGTCGGTCATGGCAACTTGACCGCTATCTTGTTGATGTTGCGTTTAGCTTTTAGCACGTCCGATTCAGACCAAAACAACCTCATCTGCCCTCCGGGGATTTTGTCTTGCTTTCGCTGATTTTCTTCAGCCCACACTGGCCTTAGATTTGTGTAGTGGAACGCAACCGATTGCTGTTCGGGGTCAGTCAGGTCAAATGCCGCGCACGGAACAATGTGGTCGATGTGCCATTTACGGCGATTGGCCCAAGTCATGCCAGGAAGAAACTGTCTTTCAATGTGTGAAGCAAGCTGAACAGCGGTGCATCCAGAAACCTGCACAAGCCCTGCGCTTTTATGCGCACCGTGCGATTTCAGCACGGCATTGATTCTTCTTCTCAGCCTATCTGCAACAAGAAACGCAGGGTCCGAGTTCCTTTTGTTTCGCATGTACGCGGCAATCTCTTTACGCCTTTCAACACGGCGTTGCTTGTCTCGTTCTCTATAAGCCAAATATTGCCGCCTGCTAATCTCTTTATGTTTCTGTGGATTCAATTGCCGGCGTCGACGGATTCGTGCATTGATCTTTTCCCTGTTGCGCCTGGAATACTCGCAGACGGCAGCAATGAAATGCTGGCGGTTTTTGGCATACCGTTCCCTTCCTTTTTGCCGAATTTTTTCTCTGTTTTTCTCTAGATATCGCCTGTTTGCCTCAACGGCCTTCTCGGGGTGCTTTAGGCGAAACTGCCGCATCCACTCTCGGTGATATGCCAGGCGCTTTTCGCGTTGCTCTGGCGTTTCGTTTGCGTGCTTCTTGGACAAGCGAGTAGAGTCGCTCATAGCCAACTCTCCTATTTGCGTAGGCGTGGTGGTAAGAGCCCGGGCGGTCGTTACAGCGACTGTCCGGGTTCGTTATTTATACACCCCCACGAGGAGGATCACAAGCGTTCAGGTGCCGGGGGCTGGCAATCCTTGTCTCGCAACGTGCCTTCGTTTAGCTGCGGCCACAGTTCTTGCGAATGAATCGCGGCGAGCAGATTCCACGCCGCGTGTCCGAGGTGCGGCTCGCTTCTGTCACCAGACAGAAATCCGTAGATGTGTGCGATGGCGTGATTCAGCAAATCATGCACCGGCATTCCCTTCTCCCAGTTCCAGTCTCCGTACTTCTGAGCGCCTTCAGCGCAGGCTCTTGCAACCTCGCGAAGCCCTATGGGCGATACAAGGTCGTAGCGAAACTCCTCAAATGTGTCAGAGCGAACAGCACCAGTGCCGAACTTTGCTGTCACCCCAGACGCCCGGCTGTGATCCGCAGACGCAAACGCTGGCGGCGTCCATTCGGCGTAGGTCTCTGGGCTGGCGTTGAGGATGCCGTCACCGGGCAGGCGATAGCCCGTCATCTTTGGATCATCGGCTGGCGTGCCTGCGAGTCGAGCTTCGACGGCAGAGCGGAGTGCGGATACGGATTCGTCGAGCGTGGTGGTCATCGTGTCCCTTTCGGAGTCGAAACGTGCATGGCTGTGAGTCCGCCCTCGGCGGCGTAGATGAAAGTCTCCATGCACTGTCTAGTGTTCAGGAATCCGTGACTGGCGTGCCAATCGTCAGGAGCACAGAGCGACGGGCTGACCCGCGTCAGAACGCCGTCGAGCGTCTCAATCGGCCGCGACCACTCCGCAGCCGACGAGTGATAGTGCCCGGTGTGCCACTCGCGGTACGGGCATCGTGCCCACTCTTCCGCAGCCTCCAGTGCCATCAGCTGCGGGAGCCGACGCTTTGCCTTGTGGCCGTGGCAGAAGCCGAGCAGCGTCTTGCCTTGCGTCAAATACTTGCGGCCCGTGTACCGCTCGTCGATCTTCACGCGGCGATCGTTGCGGAATCGCTCAATCAGGATGCGATGGAATGCCCACGACAGCATTTCATCGTGGTTGCCTTGCACGAGCACGACGTCCGTCGGGCAGGTTTCGGCGGATCGCTCAACGATGCCAAGCAAAACGTCCGCACCAACCTGGATCATCTTCTGCAGCCGCCCGTCTCGCTCTAGCGGAGTGCCGCTCGATGTCTCGGCACGCTCGGCTCGGTCGTAGTGGAAGAGGTCGCCGAGGAACGCAATCGTCCTGCGGGCCGGCTTGTGCGTGTCCCCCACCGCGAGCAACTCGCCGGCGGCCTGGCCGATGACCCGCTCCGCAATAGAGAGATCCCAATCGCCCGCTCCGGTCGTCTGGCTCCAGGCGTAGTTTCCGAGGTGCGTGTCGCTCACCGGCAGGACTTGCCACAGACCATCCCGCTTCGGCGCTTTGACAGCTTTGGTCAAGGGCCGGCGAATGCCGCCCGACGCACCAGCAATCATCGCCTCGACGATCTCTTTCGTCGTCGGGCCGCCGCGTGGCTTGAGCCGCACGAACACGCGATGCAGCTCGGTGACAGTCGTGCCACCGTCGCCGTCGCTGCTCGCACACTCCCACTTCGTAGCCTCGCTGGCGGCGACCTCGTAGCGTTCCAGGTCCGCCTCAATGTGGGCAAGCAGATCCTCAACGGTCTTGATCCGCCGCGACGTGGACCGGGCCTCAAGCACGTCTCCATCACGCCGCTGCGTGACCTGCTCGGCATCCGGTGCTGGCTTCGGCGAGGAACCAGCGGACGCAGCCGCCAGGATCTCTACGGCGCGTCGGCGTGGAGCAGCCATTCCGAGAGTCCCTTCTTGCAGGGGAATCGTGTCTCTGGCATCTGGGCGATCAGCGTCTTCGCCAGCGATGCGGCCGACACGCCCGTCATCTCGCGCGTTGCACGCCAGCGGTCACGAATCTCGACGAGGAGTTCTTTTTCGCTTGGCGGCAGGGCGGTGAGCCAATTCGTCTGGCCCGACGCCTGTGCCAGCGCCAGAATCTCCGCTGCCCTGCTTGAGGGTGATCCAGCCGTCATCGTCGGGGATGACGGAACCGCCTTCTTCGTCGTCATCGTCGAGCTCCGGGGGCAGGATGACGGCGTCAGGCTTGGGCTTCGGCTGCTTCCGTGGCCGTGGCATGGGCGTCGCTCCTGTGACGCCGTAGATTGTGGACAACCTGTCAAGTCATCAGACTACTGGAGCGTTCTGTAGTAGCTGTCTGGATAGTATTCCATCGGCTGGTCGATTTCGCGGCAGATGGCATCCTTGCGGATCGCAACGCATACAGGGTTGAATCCTGCATAGCAGTAGACGTCCACCCACCTGGCCTCTGGCGCGATCTGCTGCATCGCTCTTCTAGATGCCGTCAGGTCAACGCTGTCGCCTAGCAGGCCGTTGTCGTTCTTTCCGGCAGACCACATGGTTCCATCTGTCTTTATGCCTACAAGATAATTCCGAAAGAGCGACGAGTTGTAGTCCCAGCTCGTAAACGTAGCGCCTGACGCATAGCCATCTCCAATGCACGACAACGCAAATCCGTTTCCCTCAACCCGATTTGCGGCGATAGAGTCAATCTCTAGCGTGCTATCCAAACTAGGATTGGCAACGTACAGCCTGCCTCCAGATGAAATGACGACTCCGCTCCTGGCAAAGCGATATGGCCCGGCAGAATGGAAGAGTATCCGGTCGTGGAAGGCATCGGTTGCGTTGGCAACATCCCAGTACGCCGACAAACCAAATGAGTAAAGCCCGCCATTGTTGTCAATCAGGAAGTCGTCGCCGACTGCATCGCTTGATACAAACGAATGGCTGTCATCAAACATCTCGCAAGAAAACTGAGCGCCGCTTCCACTGCGAATGTCGTTTGGGCCGCCAGGCGGTTCAACCACAGGACTAGGTGCAGAAGAGTAGCCGCGACCAGACTTCACCAAAGTCGCTGAAACAACGACTCCATTCTGCACCTGACAGTTTGCTATTGCTTTGACTCCAGATGCTGGCTCGCTGAATACAAGCGGAGCTGGGCCGAAGGTAGTCGCTCCCTGCGAGCCTTGCGAATAGCCGCTGCCACCGCTCGTCACACTTATTCGCTTCACAAAACCAGTGAGCTTTTCCGGTGCGTTCATCACGCTGTTTTGGTAGTCATACCACCAGAAATACATCTGGTCGTCGTCTGCGATGACGCAGTTGCTTAGTCCAGCAGGAATTGAGACGGCTTTGATGCCCGCCGGAAGATTTACCTCCGTAACTATGGGAGCGAACGGCGGGTGGATGGAAGCGTAAACCGACACAGACCTTCCTTGTCCTCCGTAAAGCCTGGCGTCCGGCCTGCTTGTGTTTGGAGAAACGCCATGCGCACCGCCATTGAGCATTCCCGCGACAAACACTCTTCCGCTGCGCGTAACGACGGTCACGCTGTATGCGTTTCCGTTTCGCGGCGACCTTGCAGCGACATCAACAATTGGCTCGTCTATCGCGGGAAAGAAAATCCTTCGCGGCCTTGCGCAGTAATCTGCGGGGAAGAAAATCGGCGACAATGAGTCGCGGAACGGAAGGTACACGCGAGCGTTAGCACTCAGCGTGTTTGCCGCGTCTCCAATAAACGCGCTGAATATGTCACATTGCCGGCCAGGCTGCCCCCATGCGTAGAGCTCGCCGTGAATGGTTAGGCCGACCAAGCCGTAAATTGTTGAGCCGCCACCACCGTGAACAAGCTGTATCTTTTTCCAAGGGAACTGCTTTTCGCAGGGGACGTCATGAATCTCGCCGCTCTGGGCGGTATTCTGGCTGGCCCCTAGCGGCCACCTTTTGAAAAGGACTCTGCGTGGCCCGGATTCTCTAGTCGGGACAATCGGTGATATGGCTTGGCTGATGTTGAATCCTGCTTGAGAATTCACATAGCCAGACACGCCATTTGGGTAGAAGCTGAATGGCGTGTTGTCATTGCAGTGTCCCCAGATATGGACGGGCAGCCTGCCGTCGTAGAAGAAGCTCATGCTCTACGCCCCGCCAGCGGCAGCCTGCACGTGCCAGATGCCGTCAATCTTGGCAACGGTCACGAGAGCGGTGGCCATGTAGGCCGAACTGGTCACGCCAGGGATTGAGAACATACTTGCCACCGCAGTGGCTGTCTTGTTCGTGGCGATCTTGATTGGCAGGATTGAGACAGACGCTGTGTCCTTCTCGAAGAAGTAGACTTGTCGAGCGGACATCCGTACCCAGACGGACGTTCCAGTAAATGCAGCTAGTCGCAGCTGCTTCCCGCTAGGAATTGTTGGAGTGATTCCAAGCTCAAGCGGCTGCCCGCCAGGACGTGTATTCTCAACAGTCCTAACAACGCGAGCGATCCTCGCCGCGGCAGGCCGTGTGAATGAGATCCGCTCCATGCGTCACCTGCGGCGTCACTTGTATTCGACGTAGGCCACATCGACCGTCAGGTCGCCGGTAGCGTTTGCGAAGACGCGAATCGTGTGATCCTCGGGCAGCACCAGCTTCGCCGTGCCGTCGACCACGCGGAGCGAGGCGTCGGCCGGCACCGAGATTGTCGTATACAGCTGCGTGGAGTTCGTGCCGACGAATCGCAGCACGCTCACGTCGGCAGAGTTCACTCCGTCGATGTTGTTGACCGTGAGCGAGTTGATCTCGAGGACGGCGGAACTAGCGGACCCGTTGGCGAGTACGAGCGTGGCGCTCGACCCGGTGGCGGTGCCGACAGGGATCGTCACTGTCCGCAGATACACCTCGGTCGCGGTACCGGCAACATTCGGAGCAGCCATCGTTCACCTCAAGTACGGAAGACAAAATGCAGAGAACGTGCAGCCGGGGCGGCAGAGCCACCGCTTCCACCACCCGACGCAATCGTGATCGTCGAGCCGGCGGTGCTCACCGTCACATTACTGCCCGCTGCAATAGTCAGCGTTCCCGTGAGCCCGTTGAGAATGCTCACGTGGCTCGGCATCCGAGCGACGTCGAGCGTCCCGCTCGTGATGTCGGCGGCGGCATGGGTGTGAACCGCGGCAGCGGCAGTGATGTCCCCGACCGTCGGAAGCGTGTGGACGTGATCCTCGCGGCTGGCGTTTGCGGACGAACCGGCCGCCGCCGTACCGAGCGGCTGCGGCGTTGCCGAGCCAACCGCCAGGCCGGACGTGCCGCCAGCGAAAGCAATCGTGATAGAGCCGGCAGACGTGTCGCGGGTGAACGCCATGCCCGCGCCCTGCACGAGCACGGGATTCACGATGGAATACCGACTCGTCCACGTCGCACTCGTGCCGTCCGTCACCAGCGGCCCTGCGTAGCCTGCCTGTGGCGGCAGCCCGGCATACCCGGAGATGTCGCTGGTGGAGTGCGTGTGCGTGGCCGGTGCGAACGTCACCGGCACGTTGCCTAGGCTCGTGTAGGAGCCGCTGGTGGCCACGTCCGCCAGACCCGAGACGTCAGCCGCGGCCAGGCTGATCGCCCCCGTGCGGCCCGCCACGGACTGCACAGGGGCTGCTGCCGACGCCGCCGCAGTGAACGACACGATGTCTGTCGTGCTGTGCGTATGTGCCGAGGGGGAGAACGACGACGGCACCCCAGACAGGGCGGTGTACCCGATGGTCGGGATGCGGGCGATGTCGAGCGTCCCGCTCGTGATGTCGGCGGCCGCGTGCGTGTGGCCCGCCTGGGAGAACGACGCCGTGAGCCCGACGATGTCGCTGGTCGAGTGCGTGTGCACCTCAGCGGCGGCGGTGAGGTCTGCCCGTGTGATGACGACGGCCCCCGTCCTCGACTGCACCGCCTGCACGGGTGCCGCGGCAGACGCCGCCGCCGTGAATGCCACCACGTCCGTGGTCGAATGCGTGTGAGCCGACGGGGCAAACGTCGTCGGAACGCCGCTCAACGCCGTGTACGAGATCGTCGGAATGCGGGCGATCGCGAACGTGCCAGCCGTGACGTCACTCGCCTGTAGGACGATTGCCCCGACTCTCCCGGCCACGGACTGCACCGGCGAGAACCCCGCCACGACCGCCGTGTCGTAGCTCGCAATCGTGAACTGTCCGCTCGTCGTGCTGACCGTGATGCCAGGTCCGGGCACCAGCTGGAACGTGCCGAACGCATTCGTCGCCGTGCCTGGCACGGTCAGGAATCCAGCGGGTCCGATGCCGCCGCTGGCGACCACGGAGATACCCGTGTTGCCGCTGACGGACACACTGACGCCCGTCTCGCCAAGGATCGAGACGCTGATGGCCATCAGGGAACCCTCACGCTCACGTCACCTGCCAGGTATGTGCGAGTCACGTTGCCGGGCGTGATCGTCTTGAACCACCAGCGGTACACGCCCGTCGCCGCCAGCTGGTCCGTCTGCACCTCGGAGAGTGAGACGTTGACCTGGCCGGCGGTGAGATTGACCGGCGTGACGGTGAACGCCACGACCGTGCCACCAGCGGCAACCGTCATCCCGGCTCCGAGCCCGCCGCCAGCAGCGACGCTCGTGAGTGAGTAGATGCGGCTGTCGTAGGTGTGGCCGGTCAAGTCCGTGCCGTCCATCGAGATGACCATCCCGAATTCGTCACCTTTGACGAACGCGAGATCAAGCTCGGCCGGCAACTGTTCGTAGGTCGTGTCTGCCATGATTCTGTTTTACGCCTCGCGGGTACGATTCTTGCAGACGCTATTCAGCCCGGCGGCGAGCCGAAAAGGCCGGTAAAGCTCGCCTCTGGAAGCACTCGCCGCTCCAGAATCGCCGGGTAGCTCCCCGTCTGTGCGCCGCTGCCGTTGAGTCCGACGGGGTTGGCACTGGGAATCCATTCGCCGTTCTCAAAGTCGAACACCATCGCACGACGCTTCTGGTTGCCCGAGAGGAAATTGAACCCCACGTCAGGCAGCTGGAGGTTCCAGCCTGTCGGGCGGAACAGCACCTGCGACTCCGCCTTCCAGTACGGGACGATGGCGTTACCCCACAGTTCTTCAATACGCTCGATCGTGCTTCCTTCGTGCTTGCACTGATACGGATTCGTGCCAACAAACGAGTCCGAATTCACGTAGCCGAACGATCCGATGATTGCATCGGGACGAGCTGCAAAGTTTTGCGTAATCGTCGCCCGCGTCAGGGATTCTTCAACGGTCAGTCCCTCAAAATAATCGTTTGCACTGTTCGTGAGCGGTCGCCTGTCCGTGCCGTCGTAGTAGGAAAGCGCCGGAATCTGCTCGCCCGACACGACCTCAAATTTCCACTCTGGGATTCTGTCAAGCGGCCCGAGTGCCTGATTCGTCGTCAGCACCGCGTACTCAAGGATGACCTCGACGTGGTACGGATTCTCCCCGAACGTCTCGTTCATCACGATTTTGCGGAGCTTCAGAAATGAAAACTCCGGGTGGGCGACGCCCCACAGTCCGCCGCCGACGGCGTTGACGACATCCAGGTTCGCCGTGGGCGAGACCGTGGCGTTGTCGTCAAGGATGACAACGAACCGTCGCTTTGCCACGGTCGACTCGCCAATTGCGCCTTCGATCGTGCGGCCCAGCTCGCGGTAGGATGCGACTGCCATCAGAAAATCTCCGCTGGCGTGTTCATGTAGTTAGCCGTCGCGTTGGTGATCGCGGTGCGGATGCCCTGCAGCTGCTTCGTCTGCAGCCTCGCCTCGATCAGCTGCGGGTCTTGAGCCTGAGCGCCGAGCCCGAGGACGAGCTTCGCCCCCTCGGCGGTGCGAATGTCGGCAGTCGCCACCGGCCCCTGCACGGGACGGGCAAGCTCCGCTCGGCGGGCAAGCTCTGCACCGGCTCTCGCAGTCGCCGCGATAGCGTCGTTCGCTGACGCCAGCATCCGCTGCTGTGTCTGTGCGGCCCTCTGCTGCTGGGCAATCGCCGCACCGAACTGCTGATTGCCGCCGGCGGCCTGCTGCTGCGAGCTTATCCGGCCCGCAGCGATGTTTTTCTCGATCTTCTCTGCCTGCCGAAGCTGCTTGATCCTGGCCGTGCCTTCCTTTGCGGCCTTGAGGTTGCCGGCATCGCGAGCCACTTCGACGGCCTGCTCTTCCGCGTCGATCCTATCCTGCAGCGCTTGGATGTTGAGTGCCGCCTGCTTCTTGCGCTCCTCCACCTGTGCCGCGAAATCAAGCTCCGCACGCTGCCGCTCGTCGAGCTGGCCACGCAGGAACTCTTCGACACGCTGCGCACCTTGCAACCGCTGGTTGAAGATGTCCTGCTGCCGCGCGACTTCTCGGTCGTATGACTCTTTGGTCAGGATGCCGTCCCGGACTTGCGATTGGGCTGCCGCAACGCCATTGCGAAGCCCTTCTGCAGCAATGGCACCAACGCGCCCGAAATCCTGCGTTTTTGCTATGAGGTCCGAGACGCTCTTGCCCGTGGCGTCAAAGGCTTTCGTGAACCCGTCCGAAAAACCTTGCTCCGAGGCAGCCTGCGTGTCTTGCAGTTTTGCTTGCAGCTGGTCAAGCTGTGCCAGCCTCGCAGTGGCAGCGTCTGCGGAGGCCGTATCTTGGGCAGCACGTGCTGCCGCTTGCTGCTCCTGTACGCGAGCCTGCTCGCGCTCGACTGCGGCGATGTCCTCGGCGAGCTTCGACTGAGCGTCGCTCACTTTCGTCAGAGCTTCAATCCGTTTTGTGTCCGCGTCGGCCTGGGCGATAGCAGCATCCTTCACGGCCTGCCGCGTCTGTAGCTCTTGATCGACTGCACGGTTGACCTTGTCCTGCTCTACCTTGATGCGGGCAATCTCGTCCGCCGTGATGTTGAGCGGATCGGCAACAGATGCAGCAGCCGCTTCAAAGCCACGCATCGCGTCGGTGACGGCACTGCTCTGATCGACAACGCCGTTGAAGAACGAATCGAATCGCTCGCGAGTTGCCTCGATGTCAGTCTCGATCTTGAACTGCGGCGATCGCTCGCTATCAATCTGCGCTCGCAATCCTTCCAGATACGTTGTCGCTGCCCCAGCGGCAGCGGAACGCTGATCGGCCGCGTTGCCAAACACAGCCTGCGTCGTTCCGTTGATGATCTGCTGGCCCGCCGACTCAAGCTCGGCAAGGTTCTGCTGTAGTTGTGCGTTCGCGTCTATCTGCAAACCACGCCCAAAGTTTTCGAGGTCGGTACTGACGTAGCTGCCAATCGCCTCAAGAGCCTTGCCAAGTGCCACCGCTATGCCGTTGCCGATGATTTCAAACGTGTTGAAGATGCTTCTAAACACACCGCTGAGAACTTCCAGCACGCCCGTGATCTGGTTGAATGTTTCGCCCGCTGTGTTCAACGCACCAGTGAAGCCGCCGAAGTATTCGACGTACTCGTCGAAGATGCCAGCGAAATACTCCGCCCCTCGCAGCAGCGTGTCTGTGATCGCGTTGGCGATGCCAGTGCCGCCCTGGCCGTCAATCCCGGCGAACTCTTCTACAAACTTTAGAAACTGATTCGTCACGTCAGTGACCGCCGGGGCAAGGTTGCCAAGCACCTGCCCTGTGATGCCTTGCACCGTAGCGGCCACAAGGTCGAAAGCGTCGTTCATGCTCGTGACGTTGTTGACCTGCGTCTCATCGACGATCACTCCGAGCCTTTCGGCACGGGCTTGCAGTTCCTCGATACTGTCTGCACCGGCACGAAACAGCGGCGCGAGTGCGGCACCCTGCTTGCCGAACACCTCGACCGCAGCGGCGGCACGATCCGCGACGGTGGGCAGCGTCGAGATAGCATTGCCGATAGCTGAGAACTGCTCCTCTGGCGACAACGCACGCAGTTCACCGACAGACAGGTTGATCGCTCGCAGCGACTTGTCGAGTGCGTCACCGGGAGCGGCCTTGCCGATGCTCACCGCGAGCCGCTGGACGGCGGTTCCGAACTGTTCCGTATCGACGCCAGCCAGGTTCGCGGCGAGTGAGTAGCCTTGCAAAGCCTCCACGCCGATGCCAGTGCGCTGGGCAAAATCGTCAAGCTGGTTGATCGAAGCGTTGGCGGACGTCACCAGCCCAGCGATCTGATTCTGCACGCTCGCGAACGCATTGCCGAGGGCACGCACGCCGTCGAATACCAGCCTGCCGATTTCGATATTCTTCAAGAAGTTGACGTTCTTGTTGAGTTGCTCGATGTTCTTGTCAGCCTTGCTTGCTTCTTTGCCGATCCCGTCGAGGTCAATCTTTGCCTTCTGGGCAGCACGGTTGAACTGATCCTGCGAGAGCCGCCCCGCATCGAGGTGCCCTGTCAACTCCTGCATCTGCTGCGAGTACCGCTCTTGTGGGCTCAGGTTCGCGGCGATGATGCGAGCCGCCGACGCGGCAGCGTCAGCACGCTCCTTCTCGACGCCAGTGGCACGCTCTGACGCACGGACGAATGTCTCTTGCGAGATGGCCCCACGCTCTAGGAGGTCTTGCAACCTGCCAAGCTCCTCGGCCCTCCGCTCCTCTTCGCTGCGAACCTCGCGGGTGACACGCAGCCCCTCCTCGAACGCAGCCGCAGACGCCTTGGCTTCCTCGGAGAGCTTCCCGAATGCCGCTGCGTATTGTTCCGGCGCAACAACGCCGTCTCGCAACTGCTCGGCAAGCGACTCAAACTTCGCAGCGAACTCCTCTTGAGCCTTGCCTGCGGCAGCCGTCTTGTCGGCAAACGGCTGGAACACAGCCGTGGCCTTTTCGGCCTGCTTGCCGAGATTGTCGAGCGCACGCTCGACAGGCGTGAGTGACTTCGCCAGCCCGCTGGCGTCACCAGTGACCTTGAGCGCGAGTCCGAGAATGTTCGCCATCAGCCACCACCTAGCGCCGACTGAAGCATCCGAATCTGTGCGAGCATCTGATCCTCGTGCTGCGGTGGATGCTCAATCGGATTGAAGTCCTCGGCACTCGGTGCCTTGCCTTTTGCGGAGTACGGTGCCAGCATCGCACTCACCTCGAGCCCTGTCTGTCTCCACGGATCTGGCAACGCCTGGAAGTACCGCGTGTAAGCCATCCACTCGGACAACTCGCGAGAATCCATTCGCTCGCACAGTTCGCCGACCGTCATCTTCAAGTGCCCCGCCAAAGCGAAGAGAAACCTCCGCGTCGGCGAGACACTCAGGTTTTCCCCAGCTGCTCGACGTCCGCCTCCGTCATGTTGTTGTGTTGGAGCGCCTCGTCGAAGAGCCTGCCCATGACGGCCCCGCTCTTGTTCGCGAGCGCGGCGACCTGCTCGCGGGTAAAGAGCAGCTCGCCCTTCTCGTTGCAAAGCACCCTGCACAGGTACTCGGTGCGGAAGTTTTCGACGCCGGTCTCCCGCTTGCCCATCCACAGCCGCTCGTAGGAGTCACGCTCGCCGACGCTCATCACTCGGATATAAACGTCATCGCCCCACTCCCTGACGTGAATCTTCTTCAACCCCAGGTCGTCGCTCGCCAGAATCTGCTCTGCCGTCAGTGCCATGCTCTTCTCCTAGATGGGTGCTAATCGCAGCGTCACCGTGTGTCGTTGCACATCATTGAGCTTCTTCTCGACGGCCAGTCGCTCGAAGATAGCCTTGTGAGTGAACACGACGCCCGGCCCCGAGACTTGAAACGTGGCACGCTTGCCGTAATTGGCAACGCTACAGTTCGCGGTCCCGAGGCACGCTATCTCTATAGTGCCAAGGTCAAGCGCGAACGCACTGCCGGCTGGCGCTGCACGCGAGATCGGCAGATTGCCGCCGAGCGTCACTTTGAAGTCAGTGACCTCGGTGAACGCAACGCTGTTCCAGGTGACGGTAACGCCGGCAGCATAGACAGCCATGACGGGATGCCTCCGTCACGGCAACTAGCGAGCGACCTTGAAGACCGCCTGGCCCTTGATGACGTCGTTCGTGGCAAGCGTCACGGATGAGCTCACAACCGTGGCGTTCTTTGAGAGGAACGATGCACCGGCGTGCGTAATCACAAGGGCCGCGCTGGAGGCATCGGCCACGACAGCCTTGCCGAGATAGTCAATCGTGACCTGCCGCCCCGTGTCGGTGGCGTTGCCGGTCAGCGGGCGGTCCATCGTCTCGACGGAGTTGCCAGCGGTGAGCCCGAGGTGCGACACGTCGATCGTGTTGTCGGTTGCCGGGTCGGCCAGGTTGTAAACGATGTTCGTCACGGTAAAAGCCGTGCCGCCAAACGTGAACACTGTTCCCGCACCGTCATGGGGCGTGATCGCCATGTCTCAACTCTCCTGCCAGAGGATGCCGTAGATCTGTTGCACGGTGTAAACCGGCGGGAGGTCGCCGCCGGCCAACTGGGCGAATCCGTCGCTCTCGTTGTCGAGCGACACACGCGCCACAGTCACATTTTCCAATGTGCCCCCCCAGCCATCCAGAGACTGCCGGCACTGGTCTGCGATATCTCTCGCGGATTCGTAGGTCTCTGCGAAGATGTCGACCGAGAGGCTTACTGTCGGCGCGCCGATCGGTCCCTTGAGGGACTGTGCTCGCTCGACCGCCACACGCCGCCACGTCACGAACGGCAGGGCCGCCGTGGCCGGTGCAATCACGGGGTAGATGCGGGTGCCGATGAGGGCGGTCACACCGGCTGTCGCGACGAGGCGGCTGCGAACGGCAGCCTCTGGTGATTTCAAAGGCATCGTCAGACTCCGGAGAGGGTGCCTTCGCCGCGGAACGTGAGCGTGCTCAGTGCTCGCTCCAGGCTGATCCGCAGCTCCTGCTGCAGGATGAACGCCACCTGGCCCTGCGACTGCTCAAACGCAGTGCGAACCGGCGGGCGTCCTGCACGACCGCCGACGGGCGTCGGTGCGATCACGATGGGCGTTTTCGACTTGCGGAAAAATGCCCCCGGATACGGCGGGTCAGTCTGGACGCGGCCGTTTCGCTGGCGGATCGTGTCGAATGGCCCGAGGGTCTTGAAGCTCGACGCGATGTAGGCGTTCTGTCCCTTGACCGTATGGACGACGCCCTTGCCGCGGACGGTCTCTTGTATGCCCATGCGGGTTCGCACAAACGGCACCGTCGGGCTTTTCCGCTGGTACGGCGTGTTTGAGAACTTGCCGACCACACGCTGCCGCGTGCCGTACTCAATGAGCCACTGGTGATAGGCCCGGTCGCCAGAAGACGCACGCGAGGAGCGGACCTTTCCGCCGGCAGCACTGGTGGAGTCGAGCTTTCCGGCACGCTTGTAACCGATCAAGGCTACGGCGTTGCCATCCCTTGAGTACGCGATGACTTTTGTGGAAATCGCAGCACGCAGATTGCCGGTCGGCCCGACGGGCGTGAGTTCACGCAGGCGAAGCCTGGCTGGCTCAATGGCTTTTTCCAGTGCTTCCTTCAGCGATTGTGCAGTGAAGTTCGTGTCGCCCAGCCCGCGGATAGCGTCCCCGACCCGCTTGAGGTCGGGAAAGTCTGCCGAGATGACGATGCCGGCTGTCGCCATCTAGGTGTTCTCCTGGCAGATAGCCTCGTGCTCTTGGCGGTTGCCGTGCTCGAGCAGGCTGACAATCTCCAGCGTGCGAGACCGCCACGAGAAGCGATGCGACTGCGTCAG